TGTTCAAGAATTTCATTCAATTCTTTACCAGTTAAGACAACAAATCCATTGATTAAATCTTTATCAATGTATTTATATTTTTGTTTTGGATTTAATTTCATTTTTCTAACTCGATTAATTGAATAGCTTTATTTTCTATTGTCAGTGCTACAAATGGATTCACTTTAATAAAATCACTAACTTGTTTAGCACTTAAAGTACTTTCTTTCATATATTTTAGGTATGCTTTATTCCAGTACTTTTGATTAGCTTTTAATGTCCAATTCATGATTCACTCCATAGTTTTGAATGTGAGATATACCAGATAATATTTTTTAATTTCTTTCTTTCATTTTCATTCAATTGTAAATCTACCTTTTCATTTGATACTGTTATTAACTTAGGTAAATAACATTCATTGTCTAACAAATAATCAATAGAATCATATAATTTAGAATAAATTATTTCTTTTAATTCTTTCATAGGTTTTGATTTTCGGCCTTTAATAGGCTTTAATGCTTCATTCATTGTTAGTAAGATTTGATTTGAATTGTTATAGCTATATGCTAGCATTATCTTAGTTTATGTTGCAAGTTATTTGTTAATAAAACATAAAAAAAAGAGTCTTAATTAAAAGACTCTACTTTGAACTATAAAATAATAATAATCGTGGTCATATCCTATTGCTAACACTTCCAGGTTATCGTTATATTCTTTTAGTTCCCACTCTTTAATCAATGCTAAACAAGCATTATAATAATTATCAAAAGGTTCAATATTATTATCCCATTCAATAGTTTTTGAATAAGTTGTGTTACTATCCCTTTTATGAGTAACTTTCGCTCTAGGGTTTTTATAATTGGTAGGTGGTAAAAATTTACCTTTTATTACCATACCTTTAATTTTTGTTTTTAAAAAAATACTGTCTTTTTTCATTTGATTAATAGCTCCATACTTAATTGATTAGCTAGTTGATCCACTAAGCTAAAATCTTTTATCCCTTGATATTTCATATTTTTAAGAGTTATATACTTATAAAAATTAAAATCTTTTTCTATTAATTCATTCTTATGATTAAAACATTCATAACTAAAATCGTTGTTACTCCTTGTTAATAAATCATATACAGTCTTATTACTCATATAATCAGGTTTTAAACCTTCTTTAACCTTTAAAGTCCAGTTACTATAAAACCTTTTAAACCTCTTTTGACTTATTAAAATTTTACCAAAATACTTAGTCTCATATTTATAATAAAAACTTTTATTTATTTCAAAAGTTTTATTACTCTGGTAAAAAATAATTTTATTTATATTCATTTTTTAATACCTATGATTTAATTCTCTTTTTTTACAATTTTTTATAATTTCATTCCTTATTTTAATATTATATTTTTCCTCTAAACTTGATTTATTTAAATGATGTTTAAACCAATAACTCTTAGGAAAAAGCTTTTTTACTTCTTGTAAACTCTCAAATAAATAAGCTTCTTCATAACCATATTGAAAAGGTAACTTAATTATTTTTTCGTTATCCATTCCATAGTTTAAAGTTACTTTACTTGAAAAATAACTATTACCATTAATAGTATCTCGCCATTGTTTAGCGTTTATATCAATAGTTTTTAATTCTGATAATTTCATAATTAAAAATTTAGTTTGTAAGATTTTTATTAAATTAATCTAAATAAATAGATCAATTTTTTAAACCTAATAAATACTAGGCTTAAAGAATTAATCAAATTAAGTCATTAACTGCATATATACATTTGTCTGATGCTAACTTAAATAAATTTTTATACATAGCTTTTTTTATTCCTAGATAAACTTTTTCTTCTTTTTCATTAAAATCAGGATTTTTAATCTTGTATTCTTTTAATGCTTGTAATCCTTGCTTATGTAGTATCTCAACATTATCAAGAATATCTGAAAATATTTCTTCCATATTAAAGACCTCGAATTAATAAAACTTTTTTCGCCTGGACTTGTTGAAATTTGTTCCCTTTTGTTAAAAGGTATTCACACGCCGAATTATCATTATTGTTAATACACTGGTTCAAAGTTGATCTGTTAAGACCTGATCCAATAGAACTCATCAACCCTATAGAACCAATAGAAAGAAATAAAAATAAGTTTCGCATGATGGTAAGATTTAAAATAATTTTCTTATGTAAAGCAATAGTAATCTGTAAATGAATAAACCTGGAAAAGTATTTTTGAGTCAGTGATGTAATAATGTGAGAGAGTCAAAAACTAAGTTAGGTAATAAACAAAAATAAAGATAACTATACTTAATTATTATATTACCACAAGTAAACAATAATTTTATATCATTATTAAGAATTGTAAATATAACACAATAGTGATATTATTATGCTATATTAAATATAGTTAAAACAAATCTTACAAATGACTAACCAAACAAAAACAAAATATCAGGTTATCTTTTACGGCGACTCTGTAACAGATTCTTATGTTGTTGGTACTTACTCAACCTGGATGAGAGCTAGAAATAAAGCAGATAAACTTGACAATGATTACGGAGCTTATAGATACTCTGTCAAGACTGTAGAGGTATCAGCATAATGTTTATTAACAAAGATTTCAGTGACGACTGCAGATCGTTAGGAATAGAAACTCTGGACACTGAGAATGATGATATTTTCGAGATAGAAAATTATCAAGTTAGAGAGTTAAGGTTAAATGGATTTCTAAGAGGTTTAAAACCTCATGATGTGTATTTCTATCCTAACTATAATAAAGTCTCCTACACGTACGTATGTAACCTATAGAGAGCTAATTTAAAATTTTATCAAATCTATTTTTTGTACCTGGGGGACTAGTTGCAAAATTTTAGCCGCGACATACACACACGAGGAACTTAAATATATTCTGATTAATTTTTTGGTTCAACTTTTATGGATAATTCTGGAGCTTGAATGTTAACGGTTTCAACGGATTCACCAATTACTTTACCTAAGCTGTCGAGAATTTGAGCAGCTGTTTGAAGCTGACCTTTTTTGACTGCTTTATTGAAGAGGCGGATTCTCATGGCTTGGAGGCGAGGTAATAGAGTTTCTCTATCTTTTTCCCAATCTTCCTTGTTCCATTGTTTAACTTTTTTCCAATCTTGCCAGGCTGTTACTTCTGATATGTTTTCTATTTTGGAGTGTTCTAGGACTAGAGCGCGTGTTGTTTTACCTTCTAGCTGACGGGAATATAAGCGTTGTGAGCGAAGTTGTACGTTTTGACAGGAAGTACGGGCACGAAAGTTGATATTTCTTTTAGGTTTAGATTCTTCTAATGGTTGATCGGCAGGAAATGTAGATGAAACCACGATGTTTTTGAGTGTATTTAAGTGAATGATAACTTAAAAGTATATAAATAGGCTATAAATAGGGGGTGTGAGTTGTATTTTTTGTTAAATTAATGATTGTGAGCGGTGAAAAAAAGAATGAGATAAGTTTGAGATATGCTCAGGGAGAGGTATTTAATAGTGATAAGAGATTTAGGGTACTTGTGGCGGGTAGAAGGTTTGGAAAAAGTTATTTATCTTGTATTGAACTGTTAAGAGGAGCTATTAACAGGCCAAATGAGGTTTATTTTTATTGTGCACCTACTTATAGGATGGCAAAGGATATTGCGTGGAAGGAATTGAAGAGGTTAACTCCGAGAACTTGGGTTAAGAGTAAGAATGAGACAGATTTGAGACTTGATTTGATTAATGGATCGAGTATTGAGTTGAAGGGAACTGAAAATGCTATGGCATTGAGAGGTAGAAGTTTAGCTGGTGTTGTATTGGACGAGGCTGCTTTTATGGATCGTGACGTTTGGGCGGAGGTTATTAGACCTGCGTTGGCTGATAAACAGGGTTGGGCATTGTTTATTAGTACACCAGATGGAACTGCCAGTTGGTTTTACGATATGTGGTGTTATTGCGGAGAAAAGGAATGGGATGATTGGGGAAGATGGAGTTTTACGACTATAGAGGGGGGTAATGTAGCGAAAGAGGAGGTTGAGGCAGCAAGGGGGCAATTAGATGCGAGGACTTTTAGGCAGGAATTTGAGGCTAGTTTTGAGAATCTTACTGGATTGGTTGCGGTTAGTTTTGCTGATGAAAATATTGATAAGGAATCAAAAGACTTATCAATGCTTCCTTTGTTAATTGGCTTGGATTTTAACGTTGACCCTATGGCAGGAATCTGTGCTGTGAAGCATAATGATACGCTTTATGTTTTTGATGAAATCATGCTTACAGGAGGTGCTACCACATGGGACTTTGCGGAAGAGGTTACGAGAAGATATGGAG